CGCAGGTCCGGGTGCGCGCCCGCCAGAGCGGTGATTGATCGCTTCGACAGGGTGAACGCCATGGCTTGCCTCGAATATGTGCCCGCCCCGCAGTCCGGCTACAGGGTGATCGGTGGTCCGGTGGGGGTGGCGGGCGTGGAAGTTGACGCCCGGCGGGACAGCGAGAACCGCCGGCGTCGGCCAGGCCGTGGGGAGCGGTCTGACTGGGGCGCTGAAACGACGAAGCCCCGGGCTTTCGCCAGGGGCTCCAATCGCATAATGCCGGATTTATACCCTTCGGCCTTCGCAGGGTCAAGCCGCCTCGCAAAGCCCCAGCATCGCGCCCCGGACCGCAGCGAACCCGTGGGCCAACATCTCGACGTACTGCCGCTTCGATATCCTCGCATAGCCGGCCTTCACCAGCAGCAGGTTCGCCGTGTCGAACCGCTCGACCATCCGCCGCTGCTCGCCGCAGTAGTACGCCCGCAGCACGCACGCCAGATCAGCCCGGCCGGCAATGGCGATATCACTGACGATTGTCTCGACCTGCATTGCGAGCATGTTGACCTCGAGCGGCTTGAACCCCGTCGTTCGCCCCGGCATCTCGCCTCGGTGATCGATCAACACCTGAAGCATGTTTTTCGAGGCATGCCCGAGATAGTCGCAGTCCCGCGCCAATGAGAACTCATCGCCCCACGCATCCAATCGCGCCCGCACGTAAACCCCGAATGTATCGACCTGCGCCATCTGAAATCCCCCTGTTATCTGTCTTGAAACTGAGCCAGTACCATATCGTCGAACTCGAACCGCGTCGGCTTGCCGTCCGTCTCGCACTTCGGATGCTGGCGGTCTTGGCCGACGCTGCACACGCTCACGCCGAAATACGTTTCCGGATCTCGGTGCTTGCATGCGCTGCACAGCCCGCGCTTTTCGATGGCTGCCTTGTATCGCTTCGCCTGGCGTATCTGCGCGGCGCGCTCGGGACGGGTGAGCGAGTCGGATGTCATTGGCTTGCGGGCGCCGGGAGCATCTTTTGCGACTCGACATGCTCGATCATCGTCATGCCCGATGGAAGCATGAGATGCGCAAGGAACGCCGCGTCGAACGACAGCATGCCGATTTCGATGGCGGTCACCTGCCCTTTTACCCAGTCGCGAAGGACTGAATAAACCGCTACACCGCCGATCTTCAACGCCTTGGCCTCGTGGTCGGCGCGGGTGCCGCGGGTTCGCGGGCCGTATGGATGCTCTCGCAGCCATGCCGCGGCGTAGCCCTTGGCGCTGGCTTTCAGGTGCACCATCCGGCCGCGGTGCTCGAACTGGACGAACAGCTCGCCCGTCTCGAAGTCCTCGCCGGTGCCGAACTTCTGGCACCCGAAACCGCGCAACATCTTCTGGATTTCGTTGATCGCGTTGTTGCCGCTGGTGGCGTTCTCGTATGGGAGGCTCATGGTCGCGAGACCTCATGCCACAGCGCCAGCAGCAGCGCTTCCGCGCGCCCGTCGTCCTTCTTTCGCTTCAGCCGGTCGGCCATCGTCGGGAAGCGAATCAGCGCCAGCTGCCGCGATGCGTCCTTGTCCTGGCCGATCAGGCCGAAGTGTCGCTTCCAGCTCTGCGGCTCGGCGCGCGTGTACGGGATGCCCAGCACTTCGAACACCGCCTTCGCCTTGCCGTAGGAGTCGCCGAAGTTCATCGAACTCTGCGCGCCCGCGCTGCGCTGCGCGCCAGCCTTGTCCTTCCGCGGCGGCATGGCACGCACGCGCTCGATGCACCCGCTGAAATACGCGCCGCGGTGCGCTGCCCGCTCGCCGCGGATGATGGCCGCCAGCTTCGCCGCATCGACTTCGGTTTTATCGCCGACTTCCATCGTAGGCATGTCGTGAACCGACAGCGGCACGCCATCGGCGAGGATTGCGAGGGCGCCGCCAAGGCCCGGATCGATGGCGAGTGTGATTCTTAAAGTCATGCCGTGATGCTCCCCATTGATGCCAGCAGTTCATCCTGCCAGCGTTGCCAGCGCTCTGTCCCGCGGCCTTCGTGGCCGGGCAGAACATCGTTCGTCCACTCGCGGAAGTCCCGCGCGTGGTGCTTGAAACTCGGGCCGTACACATCGCGCATCGTATCGCGCGACATTCCCGGCTTCTGATCGCCGTCGTGGTGCCAAGCTCCCAAGGCGACTATCGCATGATGCCCCAGCTGCTTCTGCCCGTGCTTGTCGTCCAGGTTGCGATGATGGATCTGCGTCGGCCCGCATTGTGGCGCGGTCTGAATGCCGTTCGCGATGCGCCAGCGGCAGACGACGCAACCCAGCGCGTGCGCTGCGTCGTGGTATGCGCGTTCCGGTTTCGTTGCCGCTTTGATTGCGCGCCTCATGGCCTGCAATCCATGTATGCGCCGATCACTTCGGCCGCGAGCGGGACGCAGATCGCGTTACCGTAGGCGCGAATCTTGTCCATACGGCTGGAAATCCCTGAAGCCATCGGCTGTGCTCCGGACTCAATACGGCGCCAGCCATCTGCGCACTCAATGGCTTCTGAGTGTTTCCATGCGAGTCCGCGGCTCCCCAGCGGTTCGCCCTCGGCGTAGCCCAGCCCTTCAAGATATTCACGGTCGCCGTGACGAACCGATTGTTCCCGGCTTGATGCCCGTTCGTTTTGGTCGGCGACGTTGGTGTCGGCCACCCAATAAATGCGCTGGCGGATGTGGGGGGCTTCGACGCCCGCAGCGCACAAATCGGCACCCCCGTTGTCATACCCCAGCTTTTCCAGGTCAACACGAACTCCGGCGTACCAGTCGCGGCCAGCCGCGCTTGCAACCTGTTCCCCCATGACGACTGCAGGCATTCGCGCGGCGATGAGTCCGGCGAAGACGGGCCACAGATGCCGCTCGTCTTCGGTCCCTCGTTTCTGCCCGATGTTGCTGAAGGGCTGGCAGGGACAGCTTCCGGTCCACAGCTCACGGTCGTCAGGCCAGCCGGCGAGGCGGGCAGCAAGCGCCCACCCGCCAATGCCGGCGAAGAAATGGCATTGTGTATAGCCGGCAAGATCGGAAGGTGCCACATCCACGATTGATCGTTCATCAACATCCCCAGCCGGCAGGTGTCCGGCGCTGATCAGGTTCCGCAGCCAGGCGGCCGCATACGGGTCGAATTCGCTGTAGTAATTTGCCATTAGTGCCGCGTCTCCCCGTTCGCCATTTTCCAAAATTCCTCCCGCACTTCGTCAAGCATTACGCTCGCGTAGTGCAGCCCGATGTATTCCGTGACGCCGTGAAAGAACTCGCCGAATTCATCCTCTGCCATTTCATCGAACGCCAGCGACCGCGCGACCTTGACCGGTATCATTTTTATTTCCGGCAGCACACCGGCAAGCACCTTGCGCGCGCCCTTGCCCAGCAGCGATTCACATGCATCGAGGATCGCGGATATCACCGGCGTCGCGTCCATCTCGATCATGTCGCATGCCGTGTTCGATGCCAGCTGCACAGCCTTAAGCGCATCGTGCGCACCCTTGCCGCGGAACTCTTCGACGTTGTCGACCAGCAGATGCCCGATGACGTGCGCGAGCCGATGGAACTTCACGTTCCGCGACATCTTGAATTCTGCGCGGCATTCCAAGCCGCTGCGCATGCCGCGTTCCTTCAGCAACCGCTTATCGGTTTCATCTCGCGCGAGAAACCCGAGGCGCTCTTCGCCAGTCTCGGCGACGATCACGCGAACCCATTCGCCGTAGATCGGTCGGCGCGCGCGCTTGGCGCGGATCTTCTTTGCAGCCTCGGTCTGCTTCATTGGCTCGCGGCCTCGCACACTTCAACAACACGCTTCAGCAGATCATCGGACATCCAGCCCATGTGGCATTCGCGCTCGGTGATGCCGAGTTGATCGCGAAGCCATGCGTACGCGGCCTTGCGCTTCATGCGGCCAGACTTCCAAAGCGGATCGAATGCTTCATGCGCATACATTTTCAGCAGGCGCGAATGCGCGTTTGACAGCCTGCCGAGCCGGTGTGTGGTTCCAGGATGGCAGCCCACCCACGCGCCGCACGGTATGCACGCCCAGATCGGCTTATCGCGAAGGTCCGGGCGATGCGGATAGACATCGGCGCCGGTTAGTAGCGGCACCACGTCGGCGCAGTAATCGCAGATCACGGCCTTCATTCGCCGGCCGCCGCGTCACGCTGCTCGCCCGGCTTCCTGCGCCTGCCGAACCCACTTGCTCGCGGGGCCGATGTTGCCCCGGAGGGTGCAGATTCAAGCCGCAGGGGCTCCCAATCCATCGGCAGCTGCGAAAACCGAAATCGGGATAGGTCGCAGCCGACGCGCACAGTTCGCCCGGCCTCGCCGTTGCGTTGCTTCGCGATGATGATCTCGGCCGTTCCCGCATAGCGGCTTTCTTTGTTGTAGTAGTCGTCCCTGTAGAGAAACATCACGACATCGGCATCCTGTTCGATTGATCCGGAGTCACGAAGGTCCGAAAGCATCGGCCGCTTGTCCGCGCGTTTTTCGATGTCGCGCGAGAGCTGCGACAGGACGACCACCGGCACGTTGAGATTGATCGCCAGTTGTTTCAGCCCGCCGGTGATCTTGCTTATTTCGCCGTTGCGATTCTCCGCGCCTGGGAACGTCAGCAGCTGCAGATAATCCACGATGATGACGCCGCGTTTCTTGCGGGCATGCGCGCGGCGCGATTGGTTGAATATGTAACGCGCGTCCCGCGTCTTCGGCATCCCGATGCACCACGGCGCGGCGCTCACCCGGTTGGCTGCGCGGCGGAACTCAGCCCAATCAACCTCGTCAATTTCACCGGTGCGCACAAGGCGCGAAGAGATGCGCGACTGCGAAACGATCATGCGCTCGGTGTATTGGTGCTCCGGCATTTCGTAGGTGAAGATGTCCGCCGGCTTCTTCAGCTGCATCGGGATGTACTCGGCGATGTTCTGCGCGAGCGTTGACTTTCCCATGCCGGGGCGGCCGCCGATGAAATACAGGCACCCGCCTTCGAGCCCGTTGATTTCGATGTCGAGGTCGTGAATGCCTGTCGATATGCCTGCGATGGCGCTGCCGGTTTCAATGCGATGCGTGCGCCGCTCTTCGATGCGTTTGACCGTCATCGCGACGGCTTCGTAGCTCGGCATCATCTCGTCGGGCGTGCTCTGGTACAGGTCGGCAACCTGCCCTTGCGCGAACGCGAGGATTTCATCGACATCACGGCCGTCCGGCGCGAACGCGGCATTGACGATCTCGGTGCCGGCGTTGATCGCCTTCCGGAGAATCGCATTGTCCTTCACGATCTCGGCGTAGGCGACGATGTTCGCGGCCGATGCGGTATTGCTCGCAACGTCGACCAGGTACGAACCGCCGCCGATCATCTCGCTCAGGCCTTGCGCCTCAAACCATGCGCCGATGGTCACCCAGTCAATCGGCTGCCGCTTGTCGGCTAGCTCTTCGATGGCCTGAAAAATCAGCTGGTGATCGCGGCGGTAGAAGTCATCCGCAGACACGACGCCCGCGATCTTCGCGAAGCCATCGGCCGACAGCATTGCGCCGCCGATGACGTTCTGCTCGGCCTCGATGCTCTGCGGCGGAATGCGCAGTCCTTCGATGCGGCTGTCGTCGTAGCGGGTCATGTGAACATCCTCGACTGTCGCTGCGCGTCTTCGATACGGCGACAGGCGATATCGAAGTATTTTGACTCGCGCTCGATGCCGATGAACGATCTGCCTAGCATCACGCACGCAACCCCTGTCGTCCCGCTGCCCATGAATGGATCTTCGATTGTTGGCGCGTCACCGGATTGCTGGACGCACCACAGCATGACCGGCAAAGGCTTCTGCGTCGGGTGTTCTTTTTCTTCGCCTGGCCAGTGGTGAGAAAGATGCCGGGTCTGCTTCCCGAAGTTCGACCACGCCAGCTCGCACTCCGAAAAACTGCGCCCGTCATTCAGCTTGTGCCAGACAAGCCAATCATTCGACACCGGCAGCTGATCGGCGAAGTAATTACCGCCCCACACGCAGACCAGCGGCGCAAGCGCAAGCAATCCGCGAATGTCAGGTGCCTCGTTGTCCCAATCTCCGCCGCGATCAAATTCTTTTTTCCCCTTCCCGAGCGTCTGCTTGTTCGCACTGATCCCATACGGCGGATCAGTGATGACCGCGTCGACCTTCGGCAGGGTCGGCTGGATGTCGCGGCAGTCGCCCAGTATCAGCGTCGCGTTGCCGATCACTTCGACGCGGCTCACGGGCTCACCACCGCGCCGCAGCGCTTGCAACCGATGTTTTCCATGTCGGCGCCTTCCAGCGCCTGAGGGATCTTCGGGCAGGAAAAGACCGGCGCGAAGTCGTGAACGCACCAGCCGCCATCGGGCAGGAGCCGCGGGCCGGCGCAGGTACTCAGCTCGGCCGCGTGATCGCGAATCAGCGCCACGGCGCGCGCATGCGCCAGGATTCTTTCGCGCTGTTCGGAGGGTATGCGAATCATCGGATCACCTGCACGTATGCGCCGAGCCCGCATGTCTGCAGCACTTCGGCGTTTGTCGCTCCGTATGCGATCAGCGCGATCGGCGCGCCGCTGTTGAACGGGAACCGCTCGCCACAGCGCACATGGATTGTTTTCTGGCCGTGCTGAACCGTGCGGTCGGAACCGGCGCAGAAGTGCGGCCGGCTGCGAAGGAAGAGCACGCCGTCGGCGACGCCCCACACGCTGCGGTAGAACATCGCAGTCTCAGTTCGGGCGGGCACCAGCGCGATGCCGTTTCCATGTAGGGCCATCTTCGCCAGCCATGCCGCAGCCTCGCGGCCGAACGGTGGATTGCAGAAGACGCGCCCTTCCCAGACTGCCGCAAGCCCGTCCTCCGGCAGTTCGATATGCCGGGCAGCTGTCGGCCATGGTCTCGGCGAGGGCGCGGCGCAGGGGTCCAGATCGAAGGCGCCGAGCGGCGCGAGGATCTCCGGCGGCGTCAGGTACGTCGTGGACTTCGCGTTCGCCGACTGATGGCTTGAAAGCGTCATGCCGCTTCCCCTTCGCTCGCCGCGCGGTCGTAGAGCTTCAGCATCGTCGCTGGGCGGGTCAGGAATTCGAAGTCAGGAACCCACTTCGCGTGACCTTCGCCGCCGGGGATCCTGCCGGCGTGGAAGTCGTCTTTGGCCGCGACGGCGAAATAGTCGGCCCAGAATTCCGGCGTGATCCGATCGCTGTCGAAATCCTGCAGGCAGATCGCCCTGGCGGTTTCGATCACCCGCTTGACGTTGCCCTGCCGCGTCTCCCGGCCGACGGTCGCGCTGACGTTCGGCAGGTTGCCGCCCTGGGACTTCGTGAGCTTCGGGCAGGTGTTGAAGGCTTCGATGGCGTCTGCGGTGACCTGTGCGAGACGTTCGGCCTTCGACGGAGCAGGGTCAGCAGGAGGAGGGTTCACGAGTTCCAGCTTCGCCGGCCCCGCTGGGTCGTTCGGCGAAGCCGGCGACGAATCCGAGCGTAGCGAGGATGTGCCTTTTTCCTGTTCCTGTTCCTGTTCCTGTTCCTGTTCCTGTTCCTGTTCCTGTTCCTGATTAGGCATAGCCTTCGGTAAAGCCTTTCCGAAAGCCTCATCGAAAGCCTTTGCGAAAGACTCTCCAAGCCCGTAAATACAAGCCCTTAGATCGGAAAGGGCCTCCCACTTCAGGCGACATTCTGGGATCAAATCGAACTCGGAAGCCCAGCCACGTACCACGTTCGGCGACTCGGGTTTGTTGTGTTTGATGGCCTTCGGCACCCACACAACCCGGGCCTTGAAGTCGGCTTTCGCCATGCCTTGCCGGAAGACTTCCCCGAAGGCTTTGTCGAAGTCTTCGGTTTCCCATTCAAGCTCTTCGGCCATCGCAGCGCGGCCGGCGCGAAAAAGCCCAGGAATCGGGCCGGTGTGAGGGCCGGTGATCAGAAACAGCCATAGGCCCTGGCCGCTCGGCGGCATACGGGTGAGCGCGCGGAACTTCTCATCCCCCCACGTGCGGACCTCGACCTTTCGGTAGCGGCCGCGGACTGTTCGCGCTTCAGGCTCAGCCATTGGAATCCCCCAGCGGCAACTGCGGCGATCCGGCGCGCGCGGCCTCATCTCTGGCAGCCTGTTCGGCGACGCGCTGCGCTTGCGCCTTTCGATCGTCGTCGGTCAGTTCGGGCGCAACCATGGCCAGATCGCGGCATTCGCGGAAGCGCTGCAGGGCGTCGATGGTGGGCCTCATGCTGCACCCGTTGCCGCAGGGGCGACCTGTTCCGGGAACAGGTCAGGGCGCAGCGTCGCGAGGTACTGGCGGCGATAGTCCGGGATTCCCTCCCTGCGCCAGTAGCTCACTGCCGGCGACTTGACCCGGCAGAGACGCGCAACCGCGGCGCTGCCGCCCATGGCGTCGATGATCTGGGAATCCGAGAGCGGCGCGGGCGCGGCCTCGGTGCTCGTTTCGGTTTCGGTGTGTTTGTCCATGGCGAGCACTATAAGCGCGTTTAATGAAAAGGCAATAACCGCGCTTACCGTTCGTCGGATTTGACTTGCCGGTTTCGATAAGTCGTTTTACGATTCAATCCATGGCCGGCGAGGTGCTGGCGAGGAGAAACGAGATGAATGCTGAAGCTGCCGCGATCATGGCGAAGTGCAAGGAACTAACTGCGATCCTCAACGCGCGCCGCGGGACCGCCTTCGGCATCGCCGTGAAACAAGGCCTGTTCTCGGTCACCGAAACCACGAAGGAAGGCCGCAAGTATCGGACCGAGCACCTGACCGGCTGGCAGTCGTACCGCGAGTGTGTCGCGCACATGGAAGGGATGGTCGCATGAAGCCCGCGATTCTCATCGGTTACAGCGCCTGCCAGCTGACGCGCGAGGCGTTCGAAGCGGCCGGCGTCGAGGCTTGGACGTGCGATCTGCTGCCGGCGCGCGGCGGTTCTGGCCGGCACATTCAGGGCGACGTGTGGGGTGCGCTCCGCTCGCGTCCGTGGGCAGCCGCGGTGCTGCACCCGATGTGCACGTACCTGACCGTTTCGGCGGCGTGGGCGCTGAAGGATCCTGACTTCGACTGCTATCCCGGCGTCGGCTATCACCAGCGCGTGAAGCCCGGCACGTTGACCGGCGCGGCGCGGCGCAAGGCGCAGGCCCAAGAGATCGAGAATTTCAGGCTGCTGCTGGCCCTGCCGTTCCCCGTCGCGATCGAGAACCCGGCACCGAGTTTCCTCAGCACCGCGATCTGCCCGCCGGATCAGGTCATCCACCCGCACCAGTTCGGCGACGACGCGAGCAAGGGCACCGGCTTGTGGCTGACTCGCGGGCTTCCGAAGTTGCAACCGACTGCCGCAGTCGCGCCGCGCTATGTGGACGGCAAGCCGCGGTGGGCGAATCAGACCGACGGCGGACAGAACAAGCTGACGCCATCGGATGACCGCTGGCTGGAACGCTCCAAGACCTACCCCGGCATCGCCGCTGCCATGGGCGCGCAGTGGGGCCGGTGGATTCTTCAGCAACATCAAGCGAAAGGACTTTTCGCATGATCGCCAGAATCAAGAGCCTGCTAACCGCGAAGCGCGCCCCAGCGCCTCTGACTGTCGCCGAAGCGGTCAGCCAGTACAAGGCCGCGCAGCTGTCGAACGACGCCCAGGTGCGCAAGGCTGCACGCGATGCGCTGGACCGGGCTTATGGCGCGGTGCGTGCTGGCGGTGCGGCGTGAGCGGCGGCGAGATCTCGCGCGTCATGCTGGAGGTTCCGGCGCCGGTATCCGAGATCGAACTGATGCGCGCGCTGGACGCGGTCTTGGCGCATGCGTTGAACTGCCCGGCGATATCCAATGTTTCCCACGCGGAGGCTGCCCGCGCCGTCAGCTGGCTCAACGCGAAATACGGCGGTGCGGCGTGAACGGCGCGCTGGCGGTACTTCAGGCCCATGTCGCCGAGTATGAGTTCGATGGCGAGATTGCAGAGGCGGTGGCCGCGTTCGCCGAACTGCTGGATGCAGAAGCTGCGCTGATCAAGGCCGAGTCCGCCTACAAAGCTGAGACGAAAGGCACTGGTGCGTGGGTTGCTGCCCGCCCGCCGCATTTTACGCACCCAGTTTCCGTGGCCCTGCGGGCAGCCATACAGCGCAAGCGCGATGCGTACGCGGCATGCAACGGCGGTGCCGCATGACCGCCACGACCGAAGCCGGCGCCGGAGTGGGCGTCCTGCACATTCCGCGATCTGCTGGGCTGGACCCGATCTATTGCTACTTCGAGGACTTCGACGCTGGGCGCGGCCGGCTCACCGTCGCCTGTTTCGGCGACGCATGGACCGGAGCATGGGGCGCGATGGGCGACTGTGGCGTGCGGCAGTTCGTCGCCGGTTGCAATCCGGATTATCTGGCCAGCTCGTTTCTGGAAATGCGCGGCGGGAACAAGCGCCACCGTGAATACACAACGCGCGTCGCAGCGGCCGTAATCGCTGCCCTCACCGGAGCCAAGACCCCATGAGCCAGACGACCACCCCCAGCGACACGGATGTGCTGGCAATACTTGATGCCGAAATCCGGGCGCTTCCAGTGATGGCCGAAATGATGCGCCACGGAAACCATTCGTGTGACGAGCGCCCAGCTATCGAGAACATGAAGCAAGCCCGCACCGCCGTCGCCGCCCTGATCGCGCGCAATGCGGAGCTTGAGGCGGAGCGGGATGAGGCATTGCGACGCGCGAATAGAGCCGATGCCCGCGTGAAAGGCTGGGAAGCGACGATGGTTGTGCGGGGTCTGCCGCGCCGGATCTACCCGGTTGACGGATGGGGCCCGGGAGAGGGCGAGACAGTCGAAATCCCCGCGCTCACGCCGCAGAAACTGACGGAAATTCTTGGGCGGGTTGACGCCCTCGCCGCCGAGAACAAGGCGCTGCGGGAGGATGCGGAGCGGTGGCGCGAGATTGAGCGGCGGTTTGATCGAACGAAGACCAGCGAAGCAGAGCGCGTGCTGTACGACCTTCGCCTCCCGGATGATGACCCATATAAGCCCCTCGCCGAAATCATTGACGCTGCTCGCACAGCCTCCACGGAGAACGACCCATGCGATTCAGCGACCTGATGACGCTTCGCACGCCGGCCCAGGTTTCCGACGATGCGCACGCGACCGAAGCCCGCATCCTGGCGCCACTCGACGCGCTGGTGATCGAAGCGCGCGAGGTGGTCGAGCACTATCGGGCTGCGGTTCCGTCTGCTTTCAGCAACCGGCGCGATCGGCGGGCTGGCGACCGGCGCGGCATTGCCGAGCAACCGACGTCCATGCCGCCCAGGCTCCCGCCCTTCGATCTCACCCACAAGCGCGGCGCTGGCTGCGGTGGCGCGCTGTGAACCGCCTTCGCTACATCGATGCCGGCAATCTGCCGCTGGTGATCCTCTGCTATGCCATCGTAGCCGTGCCGGCCGTGTTGGCCATCATATGGAGCCGTACCGCATGAACCTTCGCCGCCTCCGCAGTATCCGTCGCGCAGATTCGCGCCCCGCTACCTGCGTCAACGCCGATCAGACGAAAAGCATCGTCGCCAGCGACAACGCCATCATCGCCCGCGCGATGTCGCTGGTGTACGCCGACGAGCGCACCCATGGCGGTCCTTGTCTCACTCCCGACCAGGCGCGCGACGTGCTGCGCTGGGCCGGACAGGTAGCGTGACCGCGATGGCCGATATCATCCCGCTCCGCCCGTACGTCAACGCGCTGCAGCAGGCGCGCAGACTTGGGCCGAATGCGCGCGCGGCAATCGTGCGCCGCGTCCGCGAAGAGTTGCACGCCGGCCGCGACGGGTTCGCCGTTGCTGGTGAGCTGCAGCGCGAAGCCATGAAGCGTAAGACCAATCCGCCGACCTCGGCGCAACCGTAGGAACCGATATGCACGCCCCACAAATCATCTGGATTGCACTGATGTGCGCCTCCCTCGGGTTTTCGCTCGCCCGCGATGGTCAGCAGCAGACGATCCGTTTCGGCGCAAACCTGATCGGCGCCGTCCTTGTGTTCTGGCTGCTGTACTGGGGCGGCTTCTTCACCGGCGGCAACTGCTGACCGCCTACATCCTGACCGACGAAAATTAACATCCACCGGAGAAACCCGATGCTTTCCCTGCAACGCCACGACACCGCCCTCGGCAAACTGACCCTCATCCACGAGAAGCACGGCCGCGAGAAGCGCGTCACCGCCTTCGCGTTCCCGTTCAAGATCCGCTGCACCGCCGACAAGTTGAACGAGATCGCGCGCGGCCTTCGCGATTCGATCTTCCGCAGCCCCGAGGCTGGCGATCAGCAGCAGTTGGTCGGCGAAACGCAATACACCATCGTCGTGTGCCCTGAGCTGAAGCCGAGCGAGCTGTCGCAGCAGTTCACCGGGTATGAAATGTTCATCTCGCCGCGCGGCTCCGAGTCCGACGAAGACGCCGACACCCTGTTCTTGGTCGACGTGAAGCTCGACAGCTTCAGCGTCCAGCCCTACGAGGGCGGCATGTGCGACGTTTGCTTCACGGCGAAAAGCCGCATTGGCCTGGACGATGAAGCGGTGCCGGCGCTGCGCTTCAGCGAAGTCGGCGACGTGATCCTGACGCTGGTGCCGCCGACGGTGCAGCAGGTCGATCCGGACGAGAACGAATAAATCTTCGGGGGTGAGCGAACGTCTAATGCGCCACGCTGAAGCGGCACCGAGCCCGCCAGCGTGGACCGGGTAACTACGTAGTCCCGGCACCTTCACCAAATCACCACCCGTGCGCGTGCCCCGATCCGGCGGGCAATCCGGACCCCCGCCGACTGCGGCGGCATTCATCCCTGCAACCATCACGCCCCGACCGCAGCGGGGCGAGCATCCAAACAACGCAGCGAGGAAGTAGAGGGTATGAACGGATATTGGCTGAAATTCACGGACGGCACCAAAGGCTACTGCCAAGGGCAGACTCCGTATGACGCGGTGCTAATCGCCGAAAAGCTCACCGGGAAAAAGGTTGAATGCGGCGGCAACAAATACAACCCCGAATTGAAGTCGCTTCCTTATCCGGCAGAGCCCGTGATCTGGCAGCTTGATCATCCGGTGCACGGGAAGACGCCGACGTTTTGCTATTCGCCGGACAAGTGCTGCGGCAATACGTCATGCCCCGGCCGCCGGTCCTGCACCGAGTAACCACCGGCATCCCCGCGCCATAGCGGGGAGCCTTTCGCATGCGGCCTGTCGTCTAGTTCCCAGAACGCGAGCAGGATTCCACTGGCAAAGTCACACCAGACCCCAGTGGCGACGCGGGTTCAACTCCCGCCAGACCGCAGCCGAAAAGCCCACCACCAGGAGACACCGCAATGCCCATCGTCAAACTCATCGAAGTCGAATCGTCGCAGATCCACGCCATCGGCCACGACCCGGAAACGAACACGCTTGCCATCCGGTTCAAGAACTGGAAGGGCGAGGTCACCAGCCTGTATCACTACGCGAACGTGACGCCGGAGGACTTCCGCGAATTCTTGTGCGCGGAATCGAAGGGCAAGCACTTCGGCAAGAACATCAAACCCCACGCCGACAAATACCCCTTCACGAAGATCGAAAGCGCGCCGGCACCGTCGGCGGAATAATCACCATCACGCGCCACCCGCGCACGAATCCCACGGGGAAAAGAATGAACGATATTGTGAAACGAAATTCCGGCGGCGCGCTGATGACCGCCGAACAGGGCGAAGCCATCCGCACGGCGCTGAAGACCAGCCTCTATCCCGGCGCGTCCGATGCGTCCGTCGATCTGGTGCTGGCGTACTGCCGCGCGAGCGGGCTCGATCCGATGACGAAGCCGGTCCACATCGTGCCGATGAGTGTCACGGTCGGCAAGGACGCGAAGGGCTACGCGATCAAGGAAATGCGCGACGTGGTGATGCCTGGCATCGGTCTGTATCGCATCAACGCGGCGCGAACCGGCGAGTATGTCGGGTGCAGCGAGCCCGAATTCGGCCCGACGAAAAGCATGACGGTACCGACGGAAACATGGGGCGACGGGCCGAACGGCCGCCGGGTCAAGATGCCCGGCCCGGATCTCGTTTTCGAGTACCCGGAATGGTGCAAGGTCACTGTCTATCGTCTCGTTTCCGGAAAGCGACGCTCGTTCCCGGCGAAAGAATATTTCCTCGAAAACTACGCGACCGCCGGCAATGATTCGATGGTTCCGAACGCGATGTGGAAAAAGCGCCCGTTCGGTCAGCTTGCGAAATGCACAAAGGCCCAGGCACTCCGGGAGGCGTTTCCAGAAGCTGTCGGATCGCAGCCGACCGCGGACGAAATGGAAGGGAAGGAAATCATCGACAGCACCGCGACCGTCGTCCAGCAGCAGCAGGCCCAGCCCGAGAAGCCCGCGCAGCTGCCCGCATATGCCGACGCCGCTTTCGCGAAGAACCTGCCTGTTTGGCGTGTGCTGATCGACGCGGGCAAGCGCACGGCCGACGACATCATCGCGCTCGCCGGCACGAAGGGCGTGCTCTCCCAGCAGCAGATCGCCGCGATCAAAGGCGAGGCGCCGAAGACCGAAGACGCGCCTCCGACCGCCGCTGAAGCTGCCGAGCAAGACGCGCCGCCGGCAACCGAAGGCGAAAGCAAGCCGAACGAATACTGGCCCGACGAAACTCAGGAGCCGCAGGCATGAAGATCGTCAATCTCGTCCAGGGCTCGCCCGAATGGCATGCACACCGCGCGGCACACTGGAACGCCAGCGACGCCCCGGCGATGCTGGGCGCGTCGTCCAACACGAAACGCACCGAACTCCTGCGCGCCATCTCGACCGGCGTCGAACGTGAGTTCTCCGATTACGTGCAGGAAAAGATCATCGGACCCGGCCACACGTTCGAAGCGCTGGCGCGCGAGGTCGCGGAATCGCTCATTTGCGAAGACCTCTATCCGTGCGTCGTGGTCGACGGCAAGCTATCGGCCAGCCTCGACGGGCTGACGGTTGGCGGTGATACCGCATGGGAGCACAAGCGGCTCAATAAGGCGCTGCGCGATGCGATGTTCCAAGACTGCATCGGCACCGACTTGCCTGAAATGTACCGCATCCAGTGCGAGCACCAGCTGATCGTCTCCAAGGCAGAGCGCGTGCTCTTCATGGCGTCCGAGTGGACTGATGAAGGCGAGTTGATCGAAGAGCGGCACTGCTGGTATTTCCCGGACGCCGAGCTGCGCGCCCGCATCGTCACTGGCTGGGCGCAGTTCGCACTGGACCTGCAGGACTATCAGCCGCGCGAACATGTGCCGGCACCGACCGGCCGCGCTCCCGGCACGCTCCCGACCCTGCGCATCGAAGTCACCGGCATGGTCACCGCGTCGAACCTCGCCGAATGGGAGGCCGCTGCGACCGAGCTGTTCAGCGAGGTTCGAAGCCGTGACCTGTCCACGGATCAGGACTTTGCCGACGCCGAACTCGCCGTGAAGGGCTGCAGCGATATCGAGTCGCAGCTCGAAGCCGCGAAGGCTCGCATCCTGAGCGGTACCGAAAGCATCGAGGCGGCGTTCAAGACGATCGACCGCATGAAGGAACAGGCCCGATCCACGCGCCTGGCGCTGGCGAAGCTGGTCGACGCCCGCAAGCTGGCGCGGCGCACGGAGATCGTCGAGCGCGGCCGTCAGGCGGTGCTGGCGCATTACACGACGATCAATGCAAGCCTCGGCGCGCACGCCATTGCCCAGCCGTCCAGCCTGATTACCGAGCTCGGCGCGGCCATCAAGGGCAAGAAGTCGTTCGCCAGCATGGAAGACGCCGTCGATTCCGCAGTCGCCAATCTGAAGATCGCGGCGAGCCAGCAGGCCGACCGTGTTCGCGCGAGCATGGCGGCGCTGGACGACGCGCAGGGCGAATACGCAACCCTGTTCCCCGAACGCGTGCAGCTGTGCGCCAGCAAGGCGCCGGACGATCTGCGGAACCTCGCCGCGGCGCGCATCGCCGAGCACAAGGCGAAGGAACAGAAGCGGATGGACGACGAGCGCGAGCGGATCCGGCAGGAGGAGATCGCGAAGCTGGAACGGGAGCGGCAGGACCGGGAGCGGCAGGAAAACGATGCGCGGCTTACGCAGGAGGCCGAGGATCAGGCGTACATCGATCGGCAGCAGCGCGACGCCGAGCGCGAGGAGCAGAATTCGGCGGCAGGAGCGCCCGCGGCGCAACAAGGATCGGAGGGCGAAGCAAACAATGCCGGGGTGGCAACCGGAAGCCGCAATTCGCTCCCGACTGAAAGCGTGACCCGCGGAAGCCTGCCGCCGACCACCACTACCGAAGATCCTGGCGCGCCGCTGGCGACGATCAAGCTTGGCGACATCAATGCCCGCATCGCGCCGCTGTCGATTAGCGCGGACGGCATGTCGAAGCTGGGGTTCGATCCGGTCAACGTCCAGGGTGCGGCGAAGCTTTACCACGAACGCGACTTCACGCGGATCTGCGCGGCGATGGCGGAACTGCTGGTCGCGGCTGCCCACAAAGGCCCGCGATGATCGAAAAGCGCGCCATCTACGCGCCGGCCGGCTGGGGATTCGTCCCTGGCCGGCGACTGGACAGGCCGACTGCAGCCGATATGCCGGACCTGCCGATGCTGCGTTTCCTTCAAGGCCGCGAGCGGAACGACGCGATCGTCAACGCTTTGCGCGCATGGCCGGACCTGCCGCACGCGATCCGGCCGTGTGACATCGTGAAGCGCTACGGGCTCGCGAAGGCATCGGCACACGACATTCTGCAGAGGGCCAGGCGGTGAAGGCAATCAATTCAAGGCAACCGAAGCGGTCAGCCACAACATCATTTGCCCGCGATGCTTTCGAGCACGAGGGCAAGAAATATATTCGATGGCGCCTGTTCCGCCGTAGTAGCGTGAGTGCCCGCCTTGCGGCAAAGGAAGTCCTTTTCTTCGCCGACTCGCCGAGAGATGCAATCGCGCATGGGCTGGTAGTTACTCGTGCCCGACTCCGCGACTTTGTTGACGATTACGATCTTTCACTGATGGGGGTTACACCATGACCACCCCAGCCATCCATGCGGATGTCGCCGCAATCCTCGAAACGGCGTGGCGCGCGTATTGCGCAGCGCCCACGCACCGCGACTGCGGGCGATCCAAGGTGGACGCCGCGGTCCTTGCTGCACTGAAGGCGCGAGACGACCGCATCGAATCCGCCCTCACGAAGGCCGATGCCGTTGAGCCGGTGGGCGTTGTTGTTTCATCCGATGGCGGCGTGATGTGGCCTTTCGGGTTCCCTGCGAAAGACACGAAGCTGTACGCCCACGCCCAGCCCGCTGTGCAGTCCGAACAGGTGATCGATTTGCTACTGGCCGGCGGTTTCATCGACAAGGACAAGCTGCGCGTCGCCAGAGAGATCATCGCCGACTGCAAAAAGCCCGCCGTGCCGGTCGAGGAGTAACCCATGACCGCTCCGAGAACCGGCCACAGCCTGACCGCTGAAAGGCTCCGCCAGCTTCTTGACTACGACCCGGCCACCGGCATCTTCGTTTGGAAGGTGACGCGAGGATCTGGCCGGCGCGGGAGCGTCGCAGGGTACGTCAAGGAATACGTAGAGATTCGCGTCGACGGCGTTCTGCACCTGGCTCACAGACTGGCGTGGCTGCACGTCCACGGGAAGTGGCCCGCAGATCAGGTTGACCACCGGAACGGAATCAAGACCGCCAATTGGATCGACAACCTGCGGGAAGCGACAAACGCCCAGAATCAGGAAAACGCCAAGCGCCGCCGCACAAACACATCAGGATTTACAGGCGTTCATTGGGATAAGCGGGAGCGGAAATGGCTTGCTCGCATCAGGGCAGGCGGAAAACGAATCCCCATCGGACACTTTGCAAACATTGAAGATGCGGCGGCAGCAAGGGCCGAAGCCAAAAAGCAGCTTCACAAATTCCAACCGACTGAGAGGGCCGGATAATGAACATGAAAGACAAAGATTCATCCCCGCTGGGGAGGGATGCGGACACGCGCCTTCCGGACGGGTACGCCTACGTGTACCCAGCCAATGGCGGCGGCGAGACGATCCGTGTCGGAAGCAATGGCCGCGAGATCAACGGCTCTACGCCGATCCGTGCGATCCCGTACTACTTCGATCACCCGAAACAGCCGGTCGAGCCGGCCGCGAGCGTGCCGGACATGATCCAGATTTCCGAGTGCCTGCCGCCGGATGGTGAGCTGTGCATCGTCTACTGGCCGGAAGGGGACGAGGGGCGCTACGAATTCGACTACTGTGAGGAGGGCATCTGGTACATCCACAGCGAGCATTACGACCACTTCCTTTCCGTCGGAAAAGGCGATATCGACTGCCCGATAACTGGTCCCAGCGAGCAGGCGCCATACACGCATTGGTCGCCACTGCCGAAGCCCACCAACCCAGAAGGAGCCGCCCCGTGAGCATGACCGAATCAATTGAACGCCTGCGCTACGCCCTGAAGATGCACGACGAACACCGGACCACGATCCAGTCGCTTGCCAGTTCGGTCGGCGAGTTCCTGCGGGATCATGCGCGCCACATCGCCGCCACGCCCCAGCCGCCCAAGCCTGCGGACCTCTGCGCAAACTGTGCCGCCGATGGCCGGTGCATGAAGCGCCAGGCGTTGTGCGTTGCAAACGGAACGGCTGACGCCAAGCATGCGGGCGCGGTGCCGCTGCCGGTGATGGAAGTCCTGGAACGTCGCGAAGTGACGCCGCTGTGCGATCACGTCGTGATGGGCTACACGGCTGCCCAACTCGAAGCCTACGGCGACGCCCGCGAGGCCGCAGGGCGCGCAGATGCGGTGCCGGCGCTAGATTCCGTCCTGCGCGAACGCGGCCTGCCGACAGTAGCCGATGCACTGGGATACTCGCGCAACTTCGCAGCTGCGAACCCGGCGCTGAGCCAGACGACTCGCGATCACATTGAAGGTTTGTGCAACATGCTAGAAATTGCCGCCAATCATCCCGCACCCGCCACCCCGCAGATGACGACTCAGGGCGAGGCGGTGGACCCATGGGCGACCATCATCGCGCTTTGCGAAGCGCTGGACATCGATCCGGAGACGGCACGTAGCGCGCCGGGCAAGCCGTCCGATGTCATCCTTGAGGCGGCCCGCAAGAAGTTCACAGGACCGCAGCCATGACCGGCAAGAAAGAGCGAACTGAACTGGCCGATCAATTTTCGATGTTCGCCGGCCAACTTGCGGAGTGGGCAGCTGGCGAAAGCGAGCCAGTCAATCCGTGGCATCTGGACGAATGGCTTGCGAAATACCGCCGCCATCTGGAGAGCAATCGTGACGAATAACCACATGACCCCAGACGACATCACGCGGCTGGCGGAGCGGCTGGATTGCCTTTATGGCCGCAACGCAGACGAAGAAAAAGAGATCGACGCAATCGTTGACGAACTCCGCACCCTCGCGCAGCAGGGCAAGGCGGGCGGGCGTGTGTTCTACGTATCGGCCGACGACTGCATGTTCCGCGATGACTGGAAAGCGACTACACCGATCATCTACAGCAGCACGGAATACGCGCCGCGAGGCGTCAAACTCGTTCCGCTCGCCACCCCGCCCGCCAATTCTCCCGAGGCCGGGGTGACGGATGAGATGGTCGAGCGTGCGCTGGCCGAGTGGTTCAGCGACGAAAACAGTCGAGACGATGGCCCTGAAACATCGTGGGCTGCTGTCCAGAAAGAATATGCCGATGGGGGCAACTGGCTGCGCGAGTCAATGGGGAAAGCCCTGTCCGCCGCCCTCGCCCCGCAACCGAAGGACGCCACATGAAGATCCCGAAGAAACTGAAAATCGCACTGATCGCCATCGCCATCCCAGTGGCCGCCGCTATCGTCGTCGCGCTGTTCCTGTTCTTCCGCTACGGCCGCTACGTCGGAGGGATTCACTGATGATCCTGTCAATTCTTCATCGCATCAGGCATCGCTTTCTATCGACGCCCGGCCGCGTTGCCTCCGGCACCGATTCCGGCGGCGCATGGGTCGGCTTTGAGTGCAGCATGTGCGGCAGAATCGAGGGAAAGCATTACGTGGATCGGATGATCGACCGCGAAATTGAGGAGCACCGCGCCGCCAAGGGGAGGCACCAATGACCAGGCCGACAGATGCGGCGATTGCGAAGACGATTGACGCTGTCGAAACGGATGTGCGTCTGACCGGTGCCGGGTTCATGATGGTTACCCTTGAGCCCGATGGCATGTTCGTGCTCGAAAGGCTTCCGCCCGCGGCGGTGAGCATCAACCTTGCTGCGCTTCATGGCTCGCCGAGCGCGCCGACGTGAGCAATCCGCAACTCTTCCCGCGCCTTCCGCGCCGCATGAAGCAGCCGCGGAAGGAAGCGCTCCGCCAGATCATCCGCAACCGTGAAGCCGAGATCTACCGACTCAAAGACGAGTTGCAGCGATTGCGAACGCCGCTCTGGCGACGCATCGTGTTCAAGTTCCAGGCGCTACGCCTGACCAGCCGCGGCAGCTGATTCTGCCGCAACGAAAACAGAGGTCGATTCAATGAATCAATTCCAACAGCGCAGCCCGGCGAAAGACAAGGTTTCCGGCCGCGAGGGTTTCATCAATGGCACGTGGACGCAGGAAGGCGCCGAGACGAAATACCAGCTCCTGCACCTCAACGGCGAAGGCGATCGCACGCTCACCTGGGTGCCGGAATCGCAGATCGAACTGCTCGCGCCGGGCGATCTTCCGCCGTTCGATTATCCGTATGTCGGCGACGGCAGCACCCCGCCCGGTGGCCCGGGCTGATCGTTGACCTGATCGCGCAACCGCTACCGCAACAGCTCCGAAAGCCCCGGCACGTCCGGGGCTTTTTTATCGCTCGAAGGTGTAGCCCCACACGTCGACGTACAGCGCCCCCGCGCCGCTGGCCGGGGCCTTGTAGTACAGGTTTTGGGTGGCGTCGATCGCGAGCGTCGCCGTCGAAAGCTGCGTCGGATTGATGGTGGTGCTGAAGCCTGCGCCGGCGGCCTTGCTGGCGATGTCAGTCCCCACGGTGCCACCGAAGACTTGGATGCCTGCGATGACAGCCTTGGAAGTCGGCGGTACCACGGCCGACAACGCGATCGCAGTCCAGGTGGTGGTGGTGCCGCCATTCAATACGCGATATGGGGTTGCGGTGACGGCTTCCTGATAGCGGATGCTGTCACCGTCGTGGATGAACTCGCGTACCGCGCCACTGCCGTTGGTGCGCACGCTGCCGATGTAGCGGCGGGCGCTGTCGCCGGTCTTGCTGCGCGCCTTGCCCGAGTACGCTGCAGCCGGCGCGGTGGTGCCGACTTCGACATCGGGCGTCCCCGAACTCGAGTACAGGTAGAGATGGTAGGTCGTGTTGTTCGACAGCGACAGGCTGGACTTCGTGATCGCTGTCGAGACCGCCAGCATGCGGCCTGTGCTTTCGATGTGCGCGGCACCGGTGCTGACGGTGAGCGACGTTCCGGAGTTCCACGACATGATCAGGCCGGTGATGCTGCCGGCGAACTCGGCGCCGGCCGCGAAGTTCTGTACGGCCCACGCGCTGCCGCTGTATTCCCACCGCAGGTCCGTCGTCACGTCGCGCGCGGCCCAGCCTTCCTTCGGGATGAGGAAATCCCAGAGGTTTGCGCCGACGCACAGCGCGATGTTCCCGCTTTGCCCAGACCACGCGCCGGTGGGCGATGCCCCCACGATCCAGCGCTTGCCCACGTCGGCCGGGGCCGTGGTGGTGGGCGGCGTGCTGGTGGTGGTGACGATCGCCAGAAACACCAGCGCATCGAGGTCGCGCATGGCGGCGTTGAAGGCGAAGGACGGCTGCAGCATATTGGCGTCCATGCTGGCCAGGGCGAGGTTCGGGGTGGTCATACGATGATCCCTGCAGATGCCGGGCCTGCGCCCGTGATGGTGTTGAGCGCCGAGACGGTGACCGTAACGCCGGCAGGTACGCCAACGCCCGGGCTACCGGAATACGTGTAGCTGCTCGCGGTGGTGTCGACGGTATGCCCGTCGCTGAAGTTGACGCGGTAGCCGGCGAAGTATTGCGAGTGATACGGCGCCGTTTCCGGCCCCAGCCGTCCGCGGCCAACCCACGACACGGCGACCGAATCGACCGAGACATCGCGCGTCGCGACGACGTTCGAAACCGGGAACTCTGTCTGGCTGACGAACGTATCCAACATGACCGGGTAGATCGGCGCGCTGTCGGCGCTTCCGCCGCTGGTCACCGCCCGCAGCTTCAGCAGCTGCCCGCGCAGCGTGCGCAGCACCGGCACGAAGGTGACGTTTTCGTCGAGCATGACGAACCGCGAATTCGCAGCCTGCGTGCCGCTGGTCGTGGCGTACACGCCGCGGATGATCCCGCTAAGCAGGTAGAGATCGCTGCCAAGATCGGTCACGGTCTGGAACTGGATGATCTCGTCGCCCAGCAATGCGCGATTGCGATAGCGCAGCATGGTTTCGAGGGTGACCGACTCCGGTGCCGTGGGCAGGTACACGGTCAACGTCTGCACCGAAGGCAGGCCGCCCGTTTCCGCAATCAGCTCGGTGGTGCTGTATCCGATGTTTGCGGTCTTCGTCACGGTCGTGACGTCCTGCCAGCTCAGCTCATTGTCGGCGCTGACCTGCAGCAGCGCGCCGCGCCAGGCCGTGCTGGTGCCGTAGGCCGCGACGTACAGGCCGGGCTCGTCATCCGACTCCGCGAGGATCGGGATATTCAGCACTTCGATGTAGGTCGTGCCGACGGGCGCCTGCCACTGCGGGACGGTCGGCTTGTTCGTGCCGTTGGCGATGCTGCTGTAGTCGCTGACCCGGTCGTATAGCGCGTGGATCCGGTATTCGCCGTCGCGCCACTCGACGTCCTCGATCCGGTAGGTGCGGCTGCGGTATTCGATCCGGTCCGATGGCGTCAGGAAGGACCACTGATCCGGCAGCGCGAGATTGATCTCGCCCTCGGCACCGCTCCATGTGATCTTGTGCAAGGTGTCGGCCAGCTGCGCGGCTTCGTCCGGCAGCAGCGCAAGCGCGACCTCGACGGTTACCTCGCTGGTGCTGGCGATGTTCGTCACGCGGCGCTGGGATGTCTGCTTCGTGGCCGCGTAATTCGCCGACGGATCCAGATGGGCGACGTGCAGGGCGCGCGGGATCTCGACCTGCTGCGCGCGCGTCTCGTCGTCCTCGCCGGTGTCGAGCAGGTCGTCATCGGTGATCGTGGCCATGATGCCGCCACCGCGGCGCACGGCGCGCAGCTTGCCATCCCATTCCGGCATGTCGAACAGGAACGGCTGCTGCAGCCCGCGCAGCGCATCGGCCGCGGTCATCTGCCGCGACAGGCGGTAGCCGCGCACGGTGTAGCCCTCGACCGCCGTCAGGTCCATCTGCGCGGGCGCGATGCCGGTCATGCCGGCGATGTCCTCCATGATGTTTTCCAGCGGTACCAGCGCCTGCGTGATCCGCTCGGTGGGCGCCGGCGTGGCCCAGGCCGGCCAGTAGATCGTGCCGTCGGTGGCCACCAGCGCATCGGGCAGGCCATCGTCGTGACGCACGGTGACGCCGCCGGTGAGGTCCGGCCAGTCGACGTCGAATTCAACGTTCCCGTAGCCGCTGTGGTACAGCTCGGACAGGATCAGCAGCCCGCGCACCTTGCGATTCGTGCGCAGCAAGGCCGGCGGCGGCGTGCCGAGCACGATGCCCGGGGGGAAGCGGCCGGCGTCGATCTCGAATTGCGAGAACTCCTGCGCGACCAGGCCGTCGCTGCCGTACCAGCCGGAGTCGTAGATCGCGCCGCTGGCCAGCGCGGTGTCCTGCGGCCGCGCCGTTCCGTTGTACGCGGTCGGCGTGTTGTATAGCGGGACGATGCGCTTGCGCCCGCACCCGCTCAGGATCGCGTTGCTGACGCGGAACAGGATCGCGGCATCGGATGTCACCGCGAAGATCTCGGCGCTGTCCTTCTTGTTCTTGGTGCCGTCGGAGTTGAACAGGGTGCTGTTGTACGAGGTCGAGGTGAGGCTATTCGTCACCGTGCTCGCGACGCCCGCGGTCAGGACTTCAAAGCGGAAGCTCGGAATTGAGCCGCCGCGGTTGGTCAGATCCTGATTCGTCACGACCATGTAGGCGCGGCCGCGGTACGCCGGAGTCTGGCCGACGCCGTGGATCGCTTCCAGCGACGGGTCTGGCAGCTGGGATTCGCTGCCGGTGTAGAGCTTCGCGATCTTCCGGAACGATGCCGACATCGAGTTTCGGCCCTTCACGTAATCGACGAAGGTGCTGCCGCTGATCTCCGGCCGGTCGCCGTCGACGCTGGCGTCGTAGACCAGCTTCTCGTCCTGCCACACGCGGCGGATGCCGACGACCTCCGCCGGCGTGCCCTCGGCGCTTTCGCAGATCAGGATGGCGTAGGTGCGGCGAAAGGTTTCGTTCTCGACGACCGGGCCGCCCTTGCCCTGCTGTTCCTTCACGATGACTTTCGTGAGCTTGCCCGGGTCGCAGACGGTACCGGCGACGACCATCGCGCCATAGACGATGTTGATCGGCACGCCGTCCTGCGACAGCTGCGTCTGGCCATCGCCGATCGACGGGCCGCGGATGCGCTGCGGGTCGATGATGCTGCCGGCCAGCGAGCCCAGCATGTAGCCCCACTGCGCGCCGCGGGCCCCGCCGAAGTAGAAGCCGACTGCGCCGCCGACGCCGCCGAGGATTTGGCTGGTACTCATGGGCGGTAAACCTCGGCGACGCGATCAATCCAAGGAGCGGCGAACGCATGCTCGACGACTGCGCCGAACTGCGCATCGGCATGAATCAGGGACAGGCCACCGTGGGCGTAATCGCCGAACACCGCGACATGCTGCGGGCGGAGATGCCACGCCATCAGCGCAATGTCGCCGGGCTGCACCGCGGACAGATCGGGAGCGATCGCCACCGGCGGACCGAAGTGCTGGCGGAGCGCGGTCCGGAGATCATCGCGCTCGGGGTCGCGGCCATACGCTCGGCGGTCATCGCAGGCGGTGCCGGCGTCGGCCAGCGCAGTGACCATCAGACCAATGCAATCGAGGTGCGTTGCGCTGCGGCCCTGATGGCGGAACTTCACGCCGACCCGGGCGCGCGCGGCGGCGACGAATGAGGCGCGCGCGGCGGCGCTGAGTGGCGCAGTGGCGCGCGTCACGTCTCTGCCCCAGGCACCTGCACCGGGTCGCCCGGCTGCAGATGCGGTTCTCCGCGATAGTGCAGCCCCTTGTCGGTGCCCCAGTAGGTTTCGCAGCTGTTGTGCCCGGTCCATTCCCGGCTGCAGTCGCGGCGGATGCGCCCGGTGTCGCCGATGCCGATGGTCGCGGGAACGCCGAACAGTTGCGTCACGTCGCCGCCGGTGCGCAGCGCCAGCGGGACCGTTGGCGGCGTGAAGGCTCCGGCGTACAGGCAAAGCCCCTTCGTGATCGCGACCTCATCGAGATAGCCGTCGACGTAGTAGGCGGCCGTCAGATCGTTGGCATGCCCCACGCGCACGGTTCCAGTTCCGTTGTTCACCGCCTGCGGCCGCGTGGCCTGGGCGACGACAGCGCCGTCGATGAACAGGCGCACCACGCCGCTGCTGTCGCGCGATGCGGCCAGGTGGTAGGCCTGCCCCGCGACCGGCGTCCATGCAACCGAGACATCCCGGAGCGTGCCGCTGCCGGATTCGCTGAAACGGAAATACAGGCTGCCGGCGTTGAGGTACAAGATCCACGCGCGCGCGGCGTTGGTGCCTGCCCACTTGCCGATGATGGCCGCGTTCGCTGCTGCGGTGTCCGGCTTGTAGAAGCACTGCACCGTGAACATGCCGGTGCCGAAGTGGAAATCCGCGCTGTCGGCGGTGATGAGGTAATCCAGATTGCCGTCCAGCAGCAGCGAACCGCTGCCCAGCGCGGCCCAGGCGGTGGACACCTGCGCATTGCCGCTGACGGTCCAGGTGCGGCCGGTGTCGTCCGGGAACGACGTGCTGCCGTTGGCGCCGCCGAAGTGCAGAAGCGCGTGATATCGCTGCGGCGTCGGGCCGAACGATTCGACCTCGACCTGCGTGCCGGCATTCGCGCCGGTCAGCCAATCGACCACGCCGGGCGCGAAGAAGTCCTGCGCCTGCGAAAGGTCGGAGGTGTTGAACTGCCGCGTCACCTCATCGCCCAAGGCCGACAC